ACTTTCTTTGTAAGTTCTAAACGCTGCTGCGCCTTCTTTTATAAAGCGACCTTTGTTATCTCTTGCCATTGATATTCCTGTGTGATAGTTTTTTTATAAAAACTTTAAAATGGTATAATTTATAATCCTGCTTTTTTTAATCTTTTATCATATTCTGGATCTGCTTTTCTCTTTTTGGCAACTAACTTATTCCACTCATCATCATTTTTTTTGATTCTAGCCATAACTTTTCGCATTTCAGGATCTTTAGCTAACTGTTTTTTTATTTGTTTAGCTTTTCTTCCAGCCATAGCTTTTATTAAAGAACTTAAAAATTCTTTAAGAACTGATTTGTTTTCGTAAGTGTATTTACCTATTCTTCCAGGCATAATTTACTCCATAAGATTATAAATTTTGATTCATATATAAATATCAAACAGACAAGTTTTTACATTATCGTTTACGGAACGCTGCTTTTTGTTGTTTTTCTATATGTTTTTTTTCGTCTTCATATTGTTTAGTAAGACGTTGTAGATAGAATCTACGTATATGGATTGGTAAGTTATATGCTTCAGCAAAAGTAAAACCACCTTTGCCGTTATATATTAGTTGAAATATTTCCTCGAAGACTTCTTTTTTATGCTTCGGTTGAAGGCCAAAAAAACTGTGCGGTTATCTGAACCGCCACCTCTCTTTCTGTACCATCGGCGTAAGTAGCTGTAGTCATCATATTTACATCAGGAGTTATAGAAGCTAAATACTTTCTAATTTCTAATGCATCTACTGATAAAAGTTCGGTATCAACAAAGTTAATTATAGCAGCTCTCTCTGTATTACCATCTATTGAAACTATCATTCTTTTCATACGACTTGTCATATTTGTAGCCATTTGAACTTTTTTTAATGCTTCAGCTTCTTTTGTAAGTGCTTTCTCATCTTGATGTGTTAACATTCTAAGAACTACTTCTCTCTTACTATTTGGTAATTTAAATGGAAATTCATTAACACCCTTTGGCATACTTTTAAAGTCAATTTCTTTATCATTTAAAGTAGTCAAATCTACTGTTGCAGTAGCTTCTGAACCATCTTCTTCAATTGTTAAAAAATCATACTGTTTAGAATATGCAAGTATTCTTGCTGCAATAATAAGTGTATTCTTATCTCCTATAAGTAAATCATCTAATTTAATCTTTTTATCCACAATTAATGCTTCTAAAAGTTTATCTATTGCAGTTCCCTGCTTTAGTAGATTAGGTGAAGTAAGAATATCTTCTTCTCTTGCTGTCATGTATTTCATTTCCACCTTACCTGAAGCAAGTGGGTTTTCTTTAGGATAGAAATATCCCTTTGACGGAAGATTTACCTCTTCCGTTGGAAAGTTAGTTTTTGCCATGCAAATATCCTCTTATTATTATCATTTTGATTTAAAACCTGTTTATTATAACTATATTAGTAATTATTGAAATTACAATTTATTTTTTCGGTGCGAATTTATCTTTGATTGGTTTAAGAATCATATCAAATAAAATATCGTCATATTTTGTTGGTGTAAGTTTTACGATTTTTTCTATTGCGTAAATACCAACTAAAACATATTCCCAATTTGCTGCTATCCATTCAGTCATTTTTATTCTCCGTTTTGATTAGAATTGTAATATTGCGTAATCGTACTGTAGTGTTAAGGTGATGTCTGCCGGCTCATTTGAGTCAAAAGCCATCTCACCAAAATTTGCGGTTGTTATAAAAGCACCCTTTAATGTCCATTCTTCTACTATATCACCAACTGGCCCTAGCATATTGAATGTAACATCTTTTTTATAAAAATCTGCATAACCATCTCTGCCTGTTACAGATTCATGCCCTAAACGAACCCATTCCATAACTGCTTGTGCTCCACTTGGAACGATTGGATCGTATAATGTTATATCAACTGGTTGCCAAGTTCCTTTACCTTTAAGGTGTCTCTTGACGTTAATGTGGTCCAAAACCATTTCTTCAAATTGAATCTGTGGTCTTGCAGCCGCTTTAACTAAATATGATGGTATACCCTCTATATACATAATAAACCGATTTTTTGTTTTCGGTTCAAATGGTGTAAAGAATATTTCGTTGGTATCGAGAATATCAGGCATTATTTGTCTCCATTTAAAAGCATTTTCTATCTTCCTATATAAATATCATAAAATAAAAAAATAAGTAATATCAAAATATATTGTTCTTATTAGTTTTATAGAAGTTTTATACAAAAAGAAAAACCCCAACCGAAATTGGGGCTTTTCATTATACGTTATCGTTATATTATAAGTCAAACTTATTCAGGGAACGATGCTCCTGTAGGTTGAACAACAAAATCCAACACAATGAACTCTGCAGTTCTTGTAGGTTGAATAAATATCTGTCCAACTAATCTATTTCTATCCACAACATCAGGAGTATTGTTAGTTTCATCCATTACTACTTTAAATGCACTTAAACCACTATTGGATTGTACACTTTCAAGATAAGGATTAACAATATTCAAGAATCTGTTTCGTGTTGCTACTGTATTCTGTTCGAATACTAAGTATCTTGAAGATGATGCGATGAATTTCTTCAATGCAATCAACAATCTACGAACATTGATTCTATCTAATGCTGATGGTTTAGATTGTAATGTTTTCTGTCCGAAAACTACAACACCTTGACCTGGGAATGAAGCGATTGGATTAACTCTTTCTTCATAAAGATCATCTCTTTCTGAATGTGTTAATCTTGATTTTGCTTCTAATACCGTTGTCAAACCACCACGATTCAAACCTGCGGGTGCGAACCATTCGTGTGCTACTTTATCAGTAAATGCGATTACTCCAGGTAATACAACTGATGGTGGGACCCAAACTGGTCTGTTTGTGTCTCCGTCAACTATCTTAACCCAGGGGTAATATGTTCCTGCATAGTTTGTATCTAAAGAACTTACAGTATTTGTTACTGTAGCAATAGAATCTCCGTATGCAGCTGCATCCATCACATAAAAAGCGTCTGCTCTTGCTTCTATTTTAAGAATAGCATGATTTGTTATTTTTGGATGTAATCTATGTATCACACCAGGTGTTACCAACAAGTTAATATCAAACTCGTCAGGGTTACTTACTGCATTAATTGCTCGTTTGTAAGCTACTGAACCACTTGCTGTAGCACTTGAGATATCAAATCCTTGTGTATTAGCTGCGGTTATGTCATTACCTGTGAGTTTTGGATTACCAGGATTATCACCATCAAATCCCCATTGGAAAGGTATTGTAAACTTTCTCTGACCAATAGCTGAAAGTGATAATGTAATATTCTCTGTAGCGTCTGAATATGTAGATGCTAATGTACTTGCATCAGCGTGACCTAACATATTTTCAAGAGACATAGTTACATTATTTGTTGTAGCGGCTGTCTTGTAAATAGGTGCTAAATATTCACCATTATCAGGACGTTTATCCATATCGTAATCAAAACCATAATATATGTTTGAATCGAAATCACCATTACTATTTTGTTGTGAACTAACAAAAGAAGCACTTGGTGCATTAGCTACTGGAATATTTACTGCAGCATGACCCATAGGAACAACTGTTTTTGGCATATTTTCTAAATTGTTATAATCACCAACACGAATATGTTTACTCATGTTTGGATAATCACCTTTATATGTCAACTTACCATTTGAATCAATTTCAACAAATCTATCACCAACTACTTTAGCGAAATAATTTGCTGCATTTGAATCAAATGTTAGATTATCGTATTGTTCTACTATTTGATTGTCTTTTGTTTTATTTGGTGCATGGTGTCTAACTTGTAATGAGAATGTTCCATAATCACTACCTGCTATTGCAGATGCTGCTTTTACATTTAAAACATTAGTTTTATATGCCTTACTCATAACTGTTCCGTGTGAACGAGTATAAATTCTGAATAAGTTATATCTTGAACCAGCTACCAATTGTGATTGAACATATGGTGTTCTAGCTATACTATAATCTTTGTTACCAGTCCATGTGTCAGCATTTCCATTTGCATCAAATGTAGTTACACCTGAATTTAAATCAAGTGTACTTGTTGAACAACTAATAGCTGTCCAAGCACCTGAACCACTTGCGGATTGTATGCCTTTAAAGTTTTTATAAAGATAAACTGGTATTGTTGTACCTGCTCCATCATCTGCTATCTGTGGGTCTGTACTAAGGACATCTCCGATATAATTTGCACTTGCTGTACTAAACGAAATAGTTTTTGTGTAAGTAGTAAGACCACTTCCACTAACTACTAATGTATATGCAGCAAAAGTACCACTACCAGTACTTGGTGTCAAATCAGCCGTTCCATTTGTTCCACCGCGTGATGGTGCTAAAACAGCAAATGTTGTATCACCCCATGCATTGGCGCCATTTGACGATAATGTAATTATATCAGGTTTGTATCCACCTAGTCCTAAGACCCTCACGACCGTTACCGAACCAGCGGAACGTAAATATTGTTGTACAGTATATGGCGTATAAAAACGCTTATCGAGACCACCAAACACTTCTTCGAACTCAGAATAATTTCTAAGTATTGTAGGTGTGAAAGCAGGACCTTTAGAGGTAGGGCCAATAATTGCCGCTCCTATATCCGCTACACCTTGTGGAAGAAATGATAAGTCTCGTTCTTGCGTAAATACACCAGGACTTACTATTCTTTCAGCCATTGAGTTTCTCCTAAATGAGTTATTATATTAAAATAAAGAAAATTTTATTTTGTATTATTTATAAATATAAACAAAGAAACCCAAACACAACAATGTATGGAGTTTTTTGTTATTTTTAATGTAGTTTTTTAACTATTTGGTGTAAATACACCAGTTTGAGGATCTAAATTACCAGAGCCATATTTATCGCTCAATTCTGTAGCTACTTCTCTCTCTTTTGCTTGAGTTTCTTGATACTTTTTAGCGTAATCTTCTTCAGATTTTGCTAAAGCATCAATTTGTTGTTGAAGCCCTATTTTTTGAATAGCAACCTGACCAAACGCAGTTTGACATTCAACATAATCTTGTTGAATTTGCCTCAACTGAGTTAACTCTTCATCTGTAAACTTGATTTCTTTAGATTCTTTTTCCAATTTGTCAACTAATTTTGACTCTTCTGCCATAACATTTCCTCTTTGTTAATTTATTGTATATAAATATCGATTTGTAAACTTAAAATCTAATTTTTCTTGAGTTCATCAATTTCTAATTTAAGTTCTTTAATAGATTCTATCAAAACAGGAACTAACTTATTATAATCCACTGCTTTAAATTTTCCTTTACCATTCAATCCTTCGTGTTCTTTAACAATTTCTGGAATGATTGCTTCTACTTCTTGTGCAAGTACCCCAACAGAATGTCCCATATCTTTCCGTTTCCAATCAAAATCCACTCCACGAAGTTTCATAATATCGTCTAAACCATATTTTGTATCTGTAATATTTTCTTTTAAATTCATATCAGATGCAACGGTTGAAGAATAAGCAACAATGTCAGCGTCTGCGTGAAATGTGCCGCCAGCAGTCATTCTAAATTCTTCTATTCCGTTCTGATAATAACTAATTTGTCCATCAGAGCCCGTAGCAAAACATATATTATCATTAGTATCATATCCAACTTTAAGACCTGTATTAAATACGGATGTAA